GGTCGGATGCAGACAAGGCCATGGCGCTTAACGGTTTGTATAAAAATACAAGTCCGTGGACTTCATAGCACTCATAACTCTGCGCAATATTAGCTAGCCAAGGAAACGAGTTGACTAATCCGGGGTTGATAGGAAACGTGGTTAACGAAAAAGACTGGGATGACAAAACATCGCCTACGTACTCAGTGTGCCGCATGGTGATGTTGCCTCCGCCGCCGTGCATCGTGACTGGATTGTTGTTGGTCATTATCGTGTTGCGATTGATGTGATAAGTACCCAAACCAGTGATGTCATTGAACAAGTCAGCAGCGGAACCACCTAGAGCAGCACCAGCGGGCCCCCCAAGGAAAGCACCACCTGCTTTTGCTCCAGCTTTAATGGCCATGCCAGCAGCTTTCTTTAACCGTTTGTTTCTTTTCTTCCTCCTTGCGGCTTTTAATTTCTTCTCATTACAGGGGTAGCCCCGCCCGGCTTCCGTCTGGACATAGTTATTGTACGCACGATGCAGGAAGACACCATACTCTAACTTAATGTACGAGAAAAAGGTAAATAGCATGTGGAGATACATGTGTGTATTTCGGTGGCGTGGCTGTACGCGTCTGATCAGCTCATCTTCACCGAAGCCAAAATTTCTGGCTCTCCCCAACGCTTCAAGCAGATTTTGGGTGTCTGCCAACTTAATGATCTCTTCCTCCAGGACATGATCGACTTCGTCGATATCATACTCAATATTTGGTTGATCTACCCTCATGTCCACGCCCATGTCAGTGGCGGCCCCGTCCTGCATGACCTTGTCAGTCCACATAAGTGGAAAGTCGTCAATGGTAAGACAGTTTTCGATCCATTCCTCGAACATCATAACGACGTTGAGGTCTAGATCATAGCGGGCGCAGAATTGCTCGTACGTGTCCATTGCTGGGTACACGGGTACGCCCCCTTGTGGTCTGTAAGGGTTCTCAGACCGGTTATCTCTATAAACCTTTAGCCCCTTGGCATCACCTGAATCACTAATGGCTCGCAAAATGGAACCAATAATTGGTATATGGCCAGCGGAGGGCAAAAGACCTTTTGCAATACCGAGAAGTAGTCTTTTGTGGAACTTCTTGTGGTGGTTGTTGTGATTTACTCCCAGCTTTGACAATAAGCGGAAAGGCAGGTTACCCCACCTGTATAAACCATCAACCTTCCAGAAAAGTCCAGAACAGAAGGAGACCGTGGCCATGGTTTGGCTCTCAACAAAAGAGCATTTCATGCC